TATCATCAGGCTTACTGGACGAGAATAATTCATACGTTCTATCATACCTTCATAAGGCTATCAAGCCAATGAACCAGCTACGTATGTTAGAGGATGCTTCTGTAATCTATAGATTAACAAGAGCACCAGAAAGAAGAGTATTCTATATTGATGTTGGTAACCTTCCAAAGATGAAGGCAGAACAATATCTTGCTGACATGATGCAGCGTCATAAGAATAGATTAGTCTATGATGCTACAACTGGTGAAGTCAGAGACGATAGAAAGTTTATGACAATGACAGAAGACTTCTGGATTCCACGCCGCGAAGGTGGTAAGGGTACAGAAATTCAAACTCTACCACCAGGTGCAAACCTAGGTCAAATGGAAGATGTTGTATACTTCCAGAAGAGATTATATCAGTCATTACACGTTCCAGTAACAAGACTCAACTCTGAGCAAGGTTTCAGCTTAGGTAGATCAGCAGAGATTACTAGAGAAGAACTAAGATTTTCTAAGTTTATTGACCGTCTAAGAATGAAATTTTCTGTATTGTTTAAGGATGCTCTTGGTAAGCAACTAGTTCTAAAAGGTATTGTTGCCCAAGAAGAACTATTAGATATTATGTCAAAGGTTAAGTTTGACTATGTCCAAGATGGTTACTTCACAGAGTTGAAGGAATCAGAGATTATTACAAATAGAGTCAACACCGTTAAGAATATGGAAGATATGATTGGTGTTTACTACTCTCGTAACTTTGTTCGTAAGAAAGTTTTACGTCTTTCTGACGATGATATTGAACAAATGGAAAAGGAAAATGGAGAAGATCCAATCCTTCAGCAACAGGCTGAGCAGCAAGATGCAGAGCAGGAAATGCAGCAACAGCAGTCCCAACTCCAGCAGCGCAAAGCTGATATGGAACAGGTTTAATTGAACAAATTGATAAATAATTAGAACATTGGAGTTATTATATGTCAGAAGTAGTAAAAGATATGATTGGTGCAGTTATCAACCAGGATGCTGCTTCATTCTTGGATAAGTTTGAAACTGCAATCAATACAAAAGTAGCAGCTAGATTGGATGCAATGTATCCAGAAGTAGCGCATGCAGTAATGAACCCACATGCTGAAGTTCCAGCTGCTCCTGCAGCAGAAGCTCCAGCTGAAGTACAATCAGAACAATAAAGAGGATTACCATGGCCACAATGCGCGAATCATTAAAGAAACTAGCAGAGGTTGCAAAGCCTGTTCCTGGTGATGAGCAGGACTTCGTGGCTAAGCATGGTATGAAGATTATGGACTTCCAAGGTAAGGATGCTCTCTCGAGCGAGTCCCCTTATGACCATATTCTAAAGAATGTTGCAGCAATTAAGGCCCCTGGTGAACCAGGTAAAGATGATCATGGTCACGATGCACCAGGTGAGTCAGAAGCTGCCTATCATATTCCAGAATCAAGAGATGCAAAGATTGCAAAGCTATCAGAAATGATGGGCAAAGAAAAAGATGAGGAAGATGAGGACGAAGAAGAAGACGAGGGCGAGGAAGACGAAGATAAAAAAAAAGTAGATGAAGCTAAGAAGGAAGTTACTGGCGTTAAGATGCATTATCATAACCCAAAGACTGGCGAAAAGTTTCACGAAGTTCATTTTTCAGTCCCTGCAGCAGAAAAGTTTAAAAAGCAACATGAGAAGGCTGGCTTTAAGTTAGTAAAGAAAGAAGCTCAGTTTAGTGAAGAAGTCGAGCAGGTTGATGAAAATCTTCCATTACTTCCAAAGCAAAAAGAAATTGCACGTGATCTTCTAAAAAAAGAAATGGAAGCTCGTAAAAAGCAACGCAATGATAATAGACAAGCTGGCACTCCAAAGATTACTGAGTCTGAGGAAGGCAGAAGAGAGGAGAATGATAAGGTACGTATGGCAAGAGTTGCCACACCAAGACCACATGCTCCAGAAACAGTTCAAGCAATGAGACATAGACTTGAAACTGTTAAGAAGCAAATTATTGACAAGACATGAAAAAGTTTTTAGATTATCTTAATGAAGAAGGTGAACTACAAGGAGGCTTGCATAGCAAGAATCCAACAAAGGTAAGAAAGGCTGCTGGAGAGCTTAGAGCAGAGATGCGTAATAAGATTCCAGCTAGTCATGCAGAAAGATTAATTAGCAAGTATAGTAACCATCCTAAACTTGCTGTAGAGTTACGTAACGCAAAAGAAAAGTATCCAGAAGCTGATGTGAGATCAATACTGAAGACTCACATTAGACAAATGAAAATACCACATATGGGTGTAAAATGACAGACGTAGTAAAATTTAAAGCAACAGAGATTGCATTGTCAACTGCCAACAATGTCAATTTGGCAAGTGTTGTTAGATTGCTAAACTCAAATACAACAACTGTTTCAACTATCACAATAGCCAATACAGGTGGTACAATTGCAACATTTACCCTTGGATATGCTGGTACAGATGAAAGTGTAATCTACGTTGCAAAGGAACCAACAGACACATTAGCTGCATCTGGTGGTACAGTTAAGGCTGCATCAGTTGCATACAAGTAAGAGAGAACAACAATGAAACTAATCTGCGAAGTATTAGAAGAAGTAAAACTAATAACAGAAGAAAAGGAAGATGGCAAGAAGGACTTCTTTATTGAAGGTATCTTTATGCAGGCCGATCTAAAGAATAGAAATGGCCGTATCTATCCTATGCCTGTTATGGAAAAGGAAGTTAACCGCTATGTAAAAGAATATGTAGACACAAAGAGAGCTTTTGGTGAGCTTGGCCATCCAGAAGGTCCATCAATTAATCTTGACCGTATTTCTCATATGATTACGGAACTAAAGAAAGATGGATCAAACATTATTGGTCGTGCTAAGATTCTAGAAACACCAATGGGTAATATTGCAAAGAATATTATCCAAGGTGGTGGTGCCCTAGGAGTATCATCACGTGGTATGGGTTCACTAAAAGATAAGAATGGCATCATGGAAGTCCAAGATGATTTCACTCTTGCCACAGCTGCTGATATTGTAGCTGATCCATCAGCACCAGGCGCGTTTGTTAATGGTATTATGGAAGGTGTAGAATGGGTGTGGGATAATGGTTTGCTAAAGGCTCAGCAAATTGAACTGTATAAAGAAGAGATTGAGAAGGCAGCTGCCAAGCCAAATAAGCGCGTTCTAGAAGAAGCAATGCTTAGAACCTGGACTGACTTCCTGTCAAAACTTTAATTTTATAAATAATATTAACCAATTTACGTAAATTTTTTGGGAGAAAATACAATGTCAGAAGTACTTCAAGAAGAAGATTTTAAGGTACCAGGTGTTGAAGCATCTGTTGCCGGTCCTGTAGACCCAGCTGGTGGTAAGGACTCATCAAAGGCAGCCAAGAAAGATGCTGGTATGCCAATGGAAAAGCTAAAGGCCGTACAAGAGGATCTAGCTGCCCTATTTGATGGTTCTGAGCTATCAGAGGATTTTAGAGAAAAAGCAACAGTCATTTTCGAAGCTGCTATCAACGAGAAGGTATCTGGCGTTGTAGCATCTCTAGAAGAACAATATGAGGCACGCCTAACTGAAGAAGTTGGTGCTATTGAAGAAGCCCTTGTAGAGAAGATTGACAGCTACCTTGACTACGTAGTAGAGCAATGGGTAGAAGAGAACAAGCTAGCAATTGAAAGCGGTATTAAGGCCGAAGTAGTTGAAAGCTTTATGGAAGGCCTAAAGGGTCTTTTCACAGAACATTATGTTGATGCTCCACAAGAGAAGCTAGATGTTCTAGCTCAGACAGCTGCTGAAGTTGAAGAGCTAAAGGCTAAGCTATCTGCATCAATTAATGAAAATATTGAACTATCTAAGAAGCTAGAAACAGCAGAAGCAGAAAAGGCATTTAATGAAGTATCAGAAGGCCTAGCTGCAACTCAAGTTGAAAAGTTTCGTACATTAGCAGAAGGCCTAGAGTATGCCGACGTTTCTTCATATAAGAAGAAGCTAGGTATGATCAAGGAATCATACTTCGCCGCTAAGAAGGTAGAAGCTAATGCTCAGCAACAGCTAAATGAGGAAGTCGCTCCTGCTCCAGCAGAGAAGGCAGTTGATCCAGTCATGAACAAGTACGCTGCAGCGATTTCTCGTTCGGTCCAAAAGTAACCAATTTATAAATATTAGATAACCCCTAAAGGAGAGACAAAGATGTTTTCTAACGAACAACTTCTAAAGAAGTGGCAGCCAGTTCTTGAGCATGCAGACCTTCCAGAAATCAAGGATCGTCTACGTAAGTCAGTAACAGCTCAGCTACTAGAAAATACAGAGCGTTCAATGGCAGAAAACGGCGGTGCCGCACGTGCCCTATTGGAAGCTGGTACACACACACCAACAAACGCAACTGGCACAGCTGGTTTTGGTGATGGCGTTTCAAACTACGATCCAGTGCTAATCTCACTAGTTCGTCGTTCAATGCCAAACCTAGTTGCTTATGATGTTTGCGGCGTTCAGCCAATGACAGGCCCAACAGGCTTGATCTTTGCAATGCGCAGCAAGTACAGCTCAGCAGCTAACTCAGCAACAGAAGCTTTCTACAACGAAGCCAACACAGCATTCTCAACGATTGCTCTAGGTAACTCAACAGTTAACCTACCTGGCTACCGTAACGTAGGTACAGCTCCTGGTTCAGCAAACAACGCAGAGTCCAATACATATAACTGGGCCGGCGGTATGTCAACAAACCAGGCTGAAGCTCTAGGTAATGCTTCAAATGCTGCTTTCGCAAACATGGCTTTCTCAATTGAGAAGGTTTCTGTTGAAGCAAAGAGCCGCGCATTGAAGGCAGAGTACACAATGGAACTAGCCCAAGATCTAAAGGCTATCCATGGTCTCGACGCCGAAGCTGAGCTATCAAACATTCTACAGTCAGAAATCCTTGTAGAAATCAACCGTGAAGTTATCCGCACAATTAACGTAACAGCTAAGCGCGGTGCTAACAACACAACATCAGCCGGTACATTCGACCTAGACGTCGACGCAAACGGCCGTTGGTCAGTTGAGAAGTTCAAGGGTCTAATGTTCCAAGTAGAACGTGAAGCTAACCAAATTGCCAAGGACACACGTCGCGGCAAGGGTAACATCATCCTTTGCTCTTCAGATGTTGCATCTGCATTGCAAATGGCTGGTGTTCTAGACTACGCTCCTGCTCTAAACAGCAATGCTCTAAACGTTGACGACACAGGCAATACATTTGCTGGTGTTCTAAACGGTCGTATCAAGGTCTACATTGACCCATACGTAACAGGCAACTATATGACAGTTGGCTATAAGGGCGCAAGCGCATTCGATGCTGGTATCTTCTACTGCCCATACGTTCCACTACAGATGGTTCGTGCAGTTGGTGAAGATTCATTCCAGCCAAAGATTGGCTTCAAGACACGCTACGGCATGGTCGCAAATCCATTCGCAGAAGGTTCTGCATATGGCAATGGCGCTATGACAAAGGACGCAAACGTATACTACAGACGCGTCGTCGTAAGCAACCTACTATAATCCCTAACCAGGGTATAGAAAGAGAGGGCCGCGAAAGCGGCCCTTTTTTTTGCTTATAAATATTAGTATGTAAAACGTGAGGTGCCGCCATGATTGAAAATGCTAGATTTCTAACAAAGTATGTAAAAGATAAAAGAACTGCAGAACTCTTTGAGCTAGATGATAGATCTGGCTATGTTGTAAGATTAATTCAAGATAGGGTTATTAAAGAAGATAGAGTAATCAAAGGCAAGTCAGTACATTATGTTGTAGACACCTGTGAAAACTGGTGTGAGGGAATAATTGATCCATGGATATAATCTTACCACCAACAATACCTATCAAAAGCAATAAAGAAATAGAATTACCATTTAGTGGTATACCTATTACTGTCGATAAGAATGGTATTAAACATCATCCTATTCTAGAAAACATTGTTAGAATAGATTTAGATCTTACAGGTCTTTGTAATAGGCAGTGTTCATTCTGTCCTAGAAGTTTGGATGCTGATCCTGTGTATCCAAATGTTAATAAGCAAATGTCGCTAGAGACAATTGAGATAATTTTACAGGAGTTGAGATCAATTAATTTCAGAGGGTGGTTTGAACTTGCAGGTCGTGGAGAAAGCACACTCCATAAAAAATTTGAACAAATCGTCGACATGATTACACAAGGTCCAAGAAAGTGGAAAGTTAGACTAACCACTAATGGGTATAGAATTGATGAGTGGTGGAATTCCCCTGTTGCTGAGAAATTAGATGAACTTTATCTAAACAGCTATGAATCAAAAGAAGAATATCTTGAAAGACAAAAATTATATCCAATGTTACCTAATGGTGGTATTGTGAGACATTATTATAAGCAAGATGGCTTTACGATAGACGAGATTAATAACATGCCTTCTTACATTGAGGGCGGTAAGTCGTGGAAGCATGCATTTAACAATAGAGCTGGTTATTTTAAAAATCAAGATAGAAGAAACAAAGACCTAAATTATACTAACCTTGAACAAAAAGAAAACGGTAACAATTATAAGGTTAGTGAATCATCATGCTGGCATCCAATGAGACAAATCTTCATTGATTATGAAGGCAACTATCAGATGTGTTGTAATGATTGGTCCTACCAAATTAAAATTGGTAACGTCCACGAGCGTTCTCTAATTGACATGTATGTTAATGATCCAAAGTTAAACAGAATTAGATGGTTCTTGTTAAACAAACAAAGAGATCCAATTCTTCCATGTGCCAAGTGCGATGATATTCAAGGCGCCACAAAACAAGGAATGGCAGTGGCTCAAAAGTTTAAACAATCTGAGTGTTATAAGAGACACGTTGTTCCATCAGCTCAAATTGGTAAGACATATGACCAAGGTTTAAGGAATGGTGTATGATTAAGGTAGCAGAAGAACATTATCCACAGGGCAAGCACTTTAATGACCCATGGGAGTTTTGGGTAATAGATGATTTTTTACCTAAAGATGTATACAATGAATTATTAAATATTAAAGATAATGGAAACTATGAATTAGTGGATATGTCTAATGGGGTACGTGTATCTGAAAGGGATGCTGTAGCATCGAAGCACCATGTTAGGCTGCGACGTTGGATGGCAGAATACAATTTATTATATAAACAACTTGAAGAAATATGTAATAACACATTACCATCTTTGTTTGATTATAAACAATTAGTAAACTGGAATGAACAAACCAATTTAGTTTTTGATCTCGTAAGATGTGAACCAAAGTACGCATATCAAAAGCATGCCGATCATTGGGATAAATTAATATCAATAGTTGTATACTTACACCCAGAGAATGCAAATGGTACTACTCTCTTTGGTCCAAATCAAAAAGAATATGACGTTATTTGGAAACCAAATAGAGCACTAATTTTTAAAACAAGTCAAGAAAAAATACATATGTATAAAAATACAACAAATGAATACAGATATTCATTGAATGTGTATGCCGTAGATGGCAACTGGGAATTTAAGGTTACACGTCCTCGTTGACAACCATATAAATAATTATAAGTCTAAGAGGGATTGACATGACCATACAGAAAAGCTTTCTATCACCACTAGGTTATCAACTGACTATTCAGAAGATTCCTAACACTGTAATTAATGTAGTATCAGCAAATATTCCTGGTATTACGGTTGAGGATGGCGAGTTACAAACCCCATTCAAAGTTCTAAGATTTCCTGATAAGGTTGTATACAATGATTTTGTTGTAAGATTCAAAGTTGATGAAGATCTATCTAACTACACTGAGATCTTTAATTGGATGCAACAGATTGGTAGACCTGAACAATTTAGCTCACCAAATCCCGATGCTCTATTTCCAAACGATATCTATAGTAACTTTGCCTCTGATGGCACTTTACTAATTCTCAACTCGGTCAATAAGGCTAACATTGAGATTAGGTTTAGAGATTTGTTCCCTGTTGTTCTGAGTGACATTGAGTTCAATTCACAAGACACAGATGTTACATACGTTGATGCAACAGTGACCTTTAGGTGCTTGCTGTTTACCATTCATACTGTTTAGGGTATAATATACCTACCGGTATGGTAGGAATTATATTATGAAGCTTGAAGAAATATTTGGTGAATGGGAGAAAGACAGCGAGGTTGACCGAACAGAGCTCGGTGACGTTGCGTTGAACATTCCTAAACTCCACCATAAGTACTTTAAACTATTCTCCCACGAACGTCTACTGCTAAGGAAGCTTGAGCAGGACATGAAGAAGCTGAAGAAGCTGAAGTG